AAATTTAACTGTATATAAACTTTGCATATATACATTATTTTGACCATATTCTACCTTTATAGTTCTATTATAATTTTCTAATGATTTAGTAGAAGCAGGTATTATATTACCAAGTTGACCGACCGCATTGGAATAAACGTTATGGAATTGGTAATCATCATTATAAGAAGTATATGAACCAATAGCTTTGCTACCAAGTGCGGCAATTGCATATGTATTTATTTGAGATGTACTTGTTGCATTATTAACAACCCCATTTGGATAAGCATAATCATTACCAGTTAATGGCACAAAAACCGTTCCATGAATATTTCCACTTGTATTGATTGGTGTCGTAAAAATTGGCATTACTACATTTGCTCTTGTACCTAAATTGTAGGATTTTACTGGAAATTTATTGTTGAGATATGAAAGCATTTGTGTGCTTAAAGTATAAAATGCGGTGGATATATAGTTATTTGTTGGTACAATGCCATCCGATATAACTCCATTATTGTAAGAATCGGGTGTATAAATGTTGTATTCATACATTACGGTAAATTCTGATGTATCCCAATAAGAACTTAAAGTTTGAATGACGTTATGATTTAATTGATAACTGCTTATTGCCTGAGATGAAAAATTAGAAGCTAACCAATTTAAGTTTGGTATCATTGAAGACAGTTCATTAAACCATGTCAGAATACTATCTTGTCCTAAGAAACTCTCAGACGAGATATTACAAATTAATGTATCAATAGCGAGGATGTTATAGTTGTGTTTTCCTACGGAATCTCCTACGCAATCAGTTGGTTCGATTTCAAATGTTAAGCTTCTCATATATTATATTTGTTTTACGTAGTTCCAAACGCATCCTTCCATATTATAAAGTAAACAATGTATATTAGTATCTTCTGATATATCAGTATAACTTGTATATAAAGTTGCTTCTATGCTTGGGCTGTAATAATGTCCCCCCGTCTGAGCATAATAACACGGTTCAGCTACGTTTTCTGTACAAGGTGAAGAACCGCCACATGCTTTATTACCGTTTGAACACGCAGCAGTTCCGGTAAAACTTGTTGAGCAATTAAATGCTATATTTAAATCACTCGTTACGCATGTTGTTGAATTTGCAAATAAAATTGGTGGCATAGAATTAACAGTTGTGTCCTGTATTATTACATTAACATATGCTTTTTGATTTTCTACATATAAATTTTCATTTGGTGGAAAATTAGTATTTAACCAATTTGTAATATCCGCAGGATTTTGTATAGACGCAACTGGATTTGCATAAAAAACAACTAGGGGTTCTATCCACTTTGCGCTGTTTTGTGATACAAGAGACACACAAGAATCCCATTTACCTTTATTTGAACTTGCTTGATTAACAATAGTGCTAAACTGACCCGACATAGTTTTATAATAATCTTTAAGAGGTAACCATAAATTATTAGCACTGAATTGAATAGTATTTGTTACATATTCATCTAAATTTAAATAATTTGAATTTACAGCGGATAAAGAATCCCCTATACTATCAGTTGATAAAATTTTTATAAATGTATAGCTCATATTATGATGTTAATGCCCATGTTTGGGTTCCGGTTGGTATATAATATCTTAGTTTTATTGCCCTAGCAGTAAACGTATCGGTTTCTATTTGTGAATATGGCGTTTTATTTGCTGGTATTATTATAGTTCCTGCGCCCGAATCGGGTGTGCATTGATAGGTTTTTGTTTGTGGTGCAGTAGATGTTCCGCAGTGTAAAAGATAATTATCACAATTACCATACCCTGCTGCGCCGCCGTGATGGTTGCAATTGTTTGAACCACCTGGCACGGGGCAATCAGTAGTGCATCCTGTGGCAGTACCAGAAGCACCAGCCCCTGTTAAATGACAATCATGGTAATAATAAGCTTGAAAGTCTGTTAAATCAAATTCAAAATTTTCATATACATTTACGTAAACCGAAATAACTTGTTGTGGTGCAAAATTATTAACAGGAAAATTTAAATTGATCCAGTTTATAACATCATGACTAATATATGTAGCAGACGTTTGAATCCAATCTTGGATTTCATACATTTTATTATAATAAATTGCAAATTCATTAGCCCAACCAGAACTTAAAGAATTTACTAAATTATAATCATTATTCCATCTTGATGCATAAGTTTTAACATTATTAAATGCTCCTAACCATGCTGAACTACTATTTGCAAAAACCGTATAAACACTGTTAAAATAATCTCCAGAATCTTCTATAGATTCTATTGCAGAACTGAGAGTATTAAAATTGCTGTTTATGTATTGTAATGAATTTGAAAGACAAAAGGTTTGGTCAATCAAAAAAGCATTTGAACAAGTTGGTGTTGTTTTGTTAAAAATTGTATTTACGTCTGCCATGTTATTTCCAGTTTATTTTATATAGTGAAGTATTAGCAGGAGCTATTTTAGCAATATTTGCTTCTATACCAGCTTCAATTGCTGCTTTTACTTCGCCATTATCAATATTTAAATTATGAATATTAATGTTAAAATATTTACTCTTACTACCAGGAAGCTGATTCTTATACCAGTATTTAATCTGTTCTATGTAATTTCTGTCTCCTACTGACATATTCCATAATAAAGTTCTATCTTTTGCACCATATTGAGATGATAGATATATTTGTTCAATTTCTCCTTGTGTCAAAGACTTATTATACATTCTTAAATCTGCAACCTTGCCTACAAACTTATAACCATTATCAATTTGAATAATATCATTAAGCGTAGTATTTTGAATAGTTTCAGCACCTAAAAGTAATGATGTTCTGTAAGTGTAATATAACTGATAGATTTCAGGTGTAAAATCTTGCTCTGCAACTAGTATGGAATCAAGATATGCTTTGGCTGTACCACTATAAGAATCAAATACGAATGCAAAATGATGCCAACCATTTGCAATATTGTTTAAATTATATGGTAAAGTTAAAAGATTATAATTTTCTGGATTTTGTCCATTAGGTGTTGCTACTTTAAATTGCCAACCAAAACTTTTGGTAACCGTAGCAAATTTTCTAAGATATTGATAACCCGTAAAATCGCCTAATGTTGCCATTTGCATATTCGGATTATTTGTTAACCCTAAGAAATTCAATTTTGTTAAGATTGCACCGTTTTGATCAAGTGTATAAATTACTTCATCATTTAAATCTACCAATAATACTCTATCATCTGTAGAGGCGGTCGTAACTTCACATTTATTGGAATATTGATCTTTTGGAACTCTTATAAAATTAATAAATCTTGGTTTAGCATAATTGAAGAAACATGGATCTGGTGACAACCCAGACTTTGAACCAATTCTATTTGTAAATAAAATTTTATTATTAACTGTATCAATTTTTGATACACTATCTTGAGAGCTTAATACCCATAAATAATTGTCTGCATCAACAGACATTTGTTGAACCACACCTATGTTTGCAAATACAACTTGATTTTTATAAAGATTTCCACCTACTACTTCCCAAACGTTATTATTGTTATCTATTACGGATTGTGTTCCGTAACATTGAATTAAATTATTATTCAAATCTATCTGGATAGTATTAACATTATTTGATGGGAAAATACCACTTGATACGAATTTGCCATCTGGTGACATTACTACATAATTTTGTGTAGTATTATCGTAAATGTAAAAATTATTATTTCCGTCTAATTCAATTTGAGTTATGCTATTTAATTTTCCATTTAAATTTTGAGTTAAAACTGGATCATTAGTTGTTCTAATAATAATTTTATTATTAATATCAAATTTTGTACCACCTATGCCAACTGTATCAAATACCCAATAACTATAATCTAAAAGTCTTTGTACTATTTTATTCGAACCCTTTACCAAATAGGAATCGGTTGCACTAACGCTTGGCAGTTTTGTAAATAAATAATTTAAGTTATAAACTTTAGATCCTGCTATTGGATCGTTACTATCGACTAATGTAATAATCGGCGTAGTTAAAGACGATTGGTTAATTAACCCAAATCCGCTTTCGTAATAGTTTCCGAATATTTGATTACCTGCAATATTTGTCCAATCAGGCGGATTTATCCATAATGAAACAGTTAACTGATCCTGAGATAGTAATTGTGTCGTTGCTGGAAATAGTGCATGGTTTGATCCATCTAAGTTAATATAATCACCAACTAAATTGGTTGGGTTATTAAAATACAATATACCTTCACCCTGTAGTGGAGATTCATCAACAAGCGGAGATGATAACCATTGACTAATTGTTAAAATAGAATTAGCAGAAAGATGTTGAACAAAGTTTTTTCTGTTGTTAATACCCGTATGGAAATATCTATAAAATGCACCTGGTTCTAAATACATCTCAGAAGGTAAATCAAATGTATAATTTTCTGTTAAATTTAACCTATCATTATATTCTATTACCTTTGCTGAAAGTGCTTGATCGGTCGTGTAATAAGCAGCGTTATAATATCTATCCATCCACATTTTATCACCTGTCATAGTTCCAGATAACCATGAGCATAACCAAGTGTTATTGTATTTTGTAATGGATGGTGGTTGAGGAGAATCGGGAATTATTTGAGAGTAGTCTTGAATCTTTACAAATATTCTATCTGATGTAAACGGAATTTCTCCTGCGATTGCGCCATCTTCTATTAATCCAGCTGAACTTAACGGAACTCTTTCCGATGTTGGACTGAAAACAAATTGGGTGTCCTGATCACTTGGAAAATTCATTTCCAATGTATTTGCAGTATAACCCAAATACACATTATCTAATCCTTTATCTTGATTAGTTCCAGTATAAACATTTTCATATTTTCTTCTTACTCCATTTTGACCTTGAACGTAATCAAACCCAAAACTATAATTATATTCTGGTGTTTGATAATTTTTTAAACCGTGAATAGCTAACGGATAAACTACACCCTTTGATGTTTTAATTGGATATTGATATGGAAATATACCAAGATAATTTTGAGTATAAAGTGAATTAGCCGTTGATGGATTTACTGTTAAAGTACTTTGATTATAAGTCGGAGAAACTTCATAAGATACTAAAAAGCTATTCTTAATATCACTATTAAGAGGCGGAACTTCTTGATAAGAAGTAAAGTTTAATGATGCCTCATGAGGAAATAACGTAGCAGATGTTAAATATGATAAGGAGCTTAAAACATAAAAGCCACTACTATTTTTAGTAACAGCATTTTGGAATCTGGGTAAAAGATTAGCGTCATCAATTTGGAAAAGAGATATCGTGTTCGGTCCTAACGCATAGTCGAATCTCTGAGCATCAACATATGTTGTTGCGCTACTTAAGGTTGGTACAATTTGAGGAGTAAAGATCAAACCATTATCTCCTGTAAATAAACTAGTCATGAGATACTTTGTATTAGTATATTGAACAATCATTGAATTATCAGGTTGAATTACAAATCTAAAAACGTTATCTGCATTAATTGCTGTCACGCTTGTAACAAACATTTTTAAATAAGCCGAAGAAAGTGTATTTACAAATTCGTCAACTCCTGTTAGTGACAAAATATTATATTTGTTATCTGCTATAGGCGTTTTTAATACATATTGATCTAATACTGGACTATCAATTTCAGTTAAAACGCCTGAATTTTGAGGAGCAATACTATTTGTTAAAAAGTTATTTGTATTTGTTAAATCTGTTAAAAACAATGCGGTTTTATTGTTTATTGTAAATTGTAAACAATTATTAAGTGATTCATCTATATTAGCAACTATTCCGTTACTAAATACAACAGGAACGCTATCAGTAACAGTTTGATTACCAATAACTTCAAAGCTGACTGAATTACAATTAGCACTTGATAAATTTGTATATAAATTAGCAGATATCGAATTTGTTATAGTATTGTTTATTAAATTTGTAATTGTATATTCGCCTATGCCATTAGTAAATGGAATTAACCCGTTTAATGATTCCAATGTAAATTGCTCATTATTGCTAAAATCCATACTGATTAAAGCAAATTCATTATCAAAATTTCTAAAAACAAAAGATATATTATAACGTTTTGTATCTGTATTATAGCATATTTTTGGGTTATTTATATTAGCAAAATAACTATCATTAAGTAATGGCGTAGTCCAATTATTAGCACCATTTAAAACTATATTAAAATTACTTTTAAATAATTGATTTATTTCTCCCTTTATGCAATCATATTGATTTACAACAACATAAAAATTAAATGCATTAATAGTTTGAGCAGTTGCTGCAATTTGAGCGATATAAACTTTTAAGTTCGTTTCATCAAACCAATAATCAATTGGTATATATGTATTTAAATTAAAATTACTATTATATTGGAAAGGTATAATCGTATTGGTCTGCTGATCAAATTCTATTTTCTCAAAAACATATCCCGTTTTTGTTTCTAAAAAAATGTTATCATAAAAAACATCAAATCTTAAAATATCATTTGTTGATATTTCATTGAAAAAGGTTTCATTCACTCCTTTGTATTTTACAAATACAGCTGAAAGAATATTATAGGTTGGTTCTATAGTCCCATTTAAGGTTCTTAACCATAGTTGACCGTCTTTAAATTTGTTATTGTATATACTCATTAGTTTCCACCTCCGCCGCCATCTGCTATAGCATTTTGAGAATTTACATTAGGTATCAAATTTATATTTAAATTATTTCCCAATTCGTTCACTTCATATGGTTGTAATAATTTATAAGCCAACTCTGGTATTGGTATAACATTAGTATTAAGTATTTGACCAGTGCTATTTTGTGACCAATTAATTAAAACTGGTAATATATATTTTGGATTTTTTGTTTCAAATACATAAAGAATATCATTATTAACACCAATCATTCTAGTGGATATTAAATTAACATCTTCAAATGTCACAGATCCATCTGGATTTTTACCGTTTATTTTAGGAGAAATGATATTTATCGAATAATAAATCTCTGAAGGGTCAATGATACCAAATTGGTATATTTGAGCAATTACGCTAAAATTTTGTATAAAGTATTGAGAACTATAAAAAGTTTTTGTAACAGTAAAGTTTCTCGGATCACCTGGTTCATTTGGATATGGATAATTTGCCGTATCTGTTGAAGTTGGTGCATAATAAAAACTATTAGTTATATTTGGTGAACCATCGCTGAAACTATATACAATTCGGCTTATTTTGTTTTGCAATTGTATAGCAGAAGGATTGAAAGTTAAGGTGACAGGACCGTAAGAATTAATCGTAAAAGCACTTACAAATGTACTGGCAATAGCTATCCAATCTGCACTCGTTGTGCCTACCGTACTATAATTGCCATACTCAATCGCAGCATAAGTTTCATCTGCTTCCAAATATGGAACGGCATAATTACTGGTTAAATTACCATTTAAAGATAATAATACTTCCTGCGAGTTCATGTATTATAATACTTATTAGCTAGTTATTAATTCGGAGCTATTTGTATCAGAAAGATATGCTACATTAGTTGTAGTATATGAGCAAGTAACGAACTTTCCGTTTCCATAAGCTACAGTATTCCAAAATTGCGAAGAAGGTAATGTATTTGAAACCCAATTAATACCATCATATGAATATGCAGCTGCATTTGAGTTTGAAGATCCAGAAGAAACAGCAACGAATTTCCCATTTCCATAAGCTACAGAAATCCATTGATACCCAGATGGAAAATTAGCTGATATCCAATTTATACCATCATATGAATATGCTGATGTATTTGGATTAGCAACCGAATTATTATTAATAGCAACAAATTTACCATTTCCATAAGTTACACTTGTCCAAGTTTGGGGAGATGGTAGTGTTGTTTGAGTCCAATTAATACCATCGGTTGAATATGCTGCTACGGTTGATCCAATAGAACTGTTAGATATGGCAACAAACCTTCCTTTTCCATAAGCTACACTTGTCCAATACTGTGGAGATGGTAATGTTGAAGCTTTCCAATTAATACCATCGGTTGAATATGCTGCTACATTTGAGTTAAAAGCATTATTGCCAGAAATAACAACAAATTTACCATTGCCATAAGTTACGCTTATCCAATACTGGCTAGATGGTAATGTTGAAGGTGTCCAATTAATACCATCATTAGAATACGCAGCTGCTGTACTACTACTACCAGAAATAGCAACAAATTTACCGTTTCCGTATGTGATAGAGTCCCATGCAACAGTAGACGGTAATGTGTTTTGTGTCCAATTTATTCCATCATAAGAATATGCACCGTAAAGATTTCCAAATGAAACACCAACAAATTTACCATTTCCATACACAACTGAATATATTCCATTAGGATTGGAAGGCGTTCCATTGCCATTTTGCCAAATACCAGAAGCAGCTGGGACAAAGTTACTCGTAACTATTTCTGATGAGTTTGTATCTAAAAGATAAGATACTGCATTTGAATAATTTCCTATTGAACTACCTGTTATTCCGCCACCGCCTATTGCCACAAATTTATTATTTCCATAAGCAATAGAAATCCAAGGTGAAGCTGATGACAACGTATAAGGATACCAATTTATACCATCATATGAATATGCTGCAACTGTAGTACCAGAATTTGCCGTAGCAACTGCAACAAATTTACCGTTTCCATATGTTACCGAAGACCAATATTGGCTTGACGGTAAATTAAATGAAGTCCATGTAGCACCACCGTTTTTTGAATAGGCTCCATTATTAGTTGTACCAGTAGTAGGATTAGATGTATATACGGAACCAGCAACTGCTACAAATATATTATTACCATATACAACAGAACACCATGCACCGGAAAAGGGTAAAGTAGACGCTGACCAGTTTATGCCATCCTTTGAATATTGTGCATTGGAAGTACCGCCACCGCCGCCACATACTGAAACAAAATTTCCATTACCGTAAGCTATAGCCGAATTCTGACCATAAACTGGTGTCGTTGCTATCCAATTTATACCATCTGATGAATACATTCCTTGTGCTGTGCCACCATAACCGACTCCAACAAATTTACCATTTCCATATGTAATATAACATCTCGTTGTTGCGGCAGTTGACGATTTCCAATTAATTCCATCGTAAGAATATGCGAGAGCCGTTGGTTGAGCAACAGCAACAAATACACCATTACCATAACAAACATAATCCCAAGTTTGATTAGATGGCAAACTAGAATTTGACCAATTTATACCATCTGTTGAATATGATAATAAATTATTATTACCTCCTCCTCCACTTGATAATGAAGATGCAACAGTAACAAATTTACCATTACCATAAGTTAAAGATTGCCAGTATGCAGTATTAGATAATATTGAACTTTGCCACCCATTAGAACTAACAAAATTATTTGTAATTATTCCCGAAGATGTCGTATCCACAAAATATGCAATTTGTGAGGTGCAATTCACCGCAATAATTCCGTTTGTAGCTGTTACATTTTGCCATGCTCCTAATTGAGGAGAAGGTAAGTCATTTTCTTTCCAATTTATAAGATCATATGAATAATAAAAAATTACACCTCCTCCGCTGTTATAAATGAAAAAGATCCCATTACTATATGACATAGCACCAAGACCATTAACCGTATTATAATTCTTCCAACTTATACCATCAGTAGAATAAATTAATACGCCCCCGTTTGTGGCTGCAAATTTACCATTTCCAAAAACTATATTTGTCCAACTATTACCAGAAGCTAAACCAAAACTTTGAGGTGAAGGTGTGGTACTAGATATCCATGTTATACCGTCAACTGAATATGCTGTTGTATTTGTGGAATTGTAAGAACTATTATCATAAGCTAAAAATACGCCATTACCATATGTTACACCCCAATAATTTACAGTTGGAAGATTACCACCCGCTTTCCAATTTATACCATCAGTTGAATACGCTGTTGTGTTATTTCCTGCTACTGCTACGAATTTACCATTTCCGTATGTTATGGAAGTCCAAGTTGATCCACTTGGTAACGTTGATGCAGTCCAGTTTATACCATCATAAGAATACCCAGCTGTACTATTTAAGTTTCCATATAAAAGACCAACAAATTTTCCATTTGCATACACTACTGAACTAAATCCACTATATCCAGAAGCTAAAACAGGGATATTAAAACTTGTTATATTATTAATATTATCATAATAATATGATGCAACTGAATTATTTGTATAAAGAAAAGTTCTTCCTCTAGCGGTAACTGCTACGTTTTTTGCTCCATAGCCTTGTATTACTTGCCAAGCATTATTAGTATTAATTGACATAAAGCTACTTATGAAATTCTAGTAACTTTTCTATAGCTTCCCTGTAACGGAGTAATATTTCCAGCACTATCAATTATATTAAGAACTAGATTGGTAGCAGATACTGATGTCTGGAAATAAGCTTTAATTATTGCATTTGCGCTTGCGCCAGCTGTAAGTGATCCGGTTGCTGGTAAGCTTACGCCGTTACTGAAAGCAGAAAGAGCAGCAGCATTAGATGTCGCACCATTTGGTGTTATGCCTCCTACTGCTGTTTGTATATAATTAGAAGAAATAAACGCAATCGTGTTAGCAGAAGATAATTGATAAGTAACAGTTCCTGCTGTATTTTTCTGATAGTATAAAACATATTCGATTTCATACTGCGCAGCAGATGTTAAATAATCAGCCTGTGGGAAGCCATTATAGAAATATGGCATACCTGAGTTAATTGAAGAGGCAGTTGATTGTAATGTTACATATTGAGGAACACCCAATGCATATATAGGATTTGAACCACTTAATCCAACATAAACACCATTAGCAAAATTCATTGATAATGTGCTTGCGCCGTTTCCGTTTACATTATTAAGTGTATAACCATCAGATAAGATTACCTGATTACCAGTACCAAAGAAATTAACAGCACTTACTGACGCACCTGCTACAGCACCCTGTGAACTTAAATTATTTACATAGGTATAACCTTGTTGGCTTCCATTTATATTAGAACCGATAATGAAGCTATTGCATGCATTTAAAATGTTTCCGCAACCACCTAATATACCATTAAATCCTGAATTATAGATACAATTTCCAGATCCACTTATAATGAATGAACTTTGGGTTGTGCAATATCCAGAATTTGTTCCTATCGAATTACGAATACCTGAACCGATAAAATTATAGCAACTAGAACCATAACCTATAATACAGTTGCAATCACCTACACCGATAAACGAACTACATAAAACTGACGGGTAATTACAAGTTGCAAATGAATTGCGAGAACCATTTAAAATAGTAGAATTATAAATCTTACCACCACCGCCACCTGTAATCCAAGGATATATAATATTGCAACATCCATTTAAAATAGTGGATTGATAAACTAAAGAATATCCACTTATGGTATTGCACTGACCACCGATAATATCAGAAAGATAGACTGGACCGTTTGAGGTACAAATATTATTAGCCGAACCACTAGCGATTAAAGATTGAACGCCTTGATTTGCATTAGTTTTGCCACCTATGGTAATAGAATATGCACCAGATGCTGTATTACCTGAACCGCCGCCTATAAAGTTAGTTCCGCTTTGGCATACGCCATTTATTGAAGTAACGTTGTTTAATCCTGAACCGTTGCCATAATATGTACCGCAAATAGATCCATTTGTACTTAAATTGTTTACGTATGTAAAGTTTGGTTGTGGAGCAACAATTGATTGTCCAAAAATAAATACACATGATTGATTATTGGTGTTATTACCAATACCACCTAAAATGGCAGAATAACAACCACAATTACAGTTTTGTTGACCGCCGATTGTAACAGATCCCTGTGCAGTTGCGGTATTTATAAGCCCAAGAGCGATACTGATACTACCGCATGCACAAGAACCGCAACCACCTGCTATAGCATAATTACCACCACAAGCAACATTACCTTTGCCGCCTATTACAGTTGTATAATTTCCGCTGGCACTATTACCGCAACCACCAGCTACTGTTACATTAGTTCCAGTTGCTGTATTACCACTTCCACCACCAATAAAATTGGTTCCACTTTGACATACACCATAAATACCAGTTAAATTAGAACCATTACCGTAAATATAACCTTGTGAACTTAAATTATTAACATATGTTGTATTTGAACGTGATGCAGTTAAATTAGATCCCAATATAAAGGTATTATCAAATCCACATGAAACATTGTTTGTTCCCCCTGCAATAAATGCACAATTTGCACTTAAGGTGTTAGTTGAACCACCAAGAACACTTGAATTAATCCCTGCCAAACAATTACCTGTACCACCACCAATAAAGGAATTGCAGGTTGTTGCAATATGTTGCGAACCATTAGAAATAGCAGTAATACAGTTGGACGATCCACCATCAATTACATTATTATATAAATATGATGCACCGTTTCCACAGGTGCTTAAACCGATAAAGTTTGTGCAACCACCATTAATTGTATTAGTTGATGCTAATGCAACGCCACCACCACCATTAACATAACATGACATTGTATTACCTACGCCGCCGTTTATGTTAGAATTATTAAAAATAACGGTATTGCAGCAACCGCCTCCTATGTTAGAATAATTTCCAGATGCTGTATTGCATTGACCTGCTAAAATTGCTGAACGGTTACCAGTGGCACTATTAGAAAATCCACCACCGACAAAAGTAAATCCATTTGATGAACAATTATTCTGACCGCCAACTGCCACTGAAGCATATCCAGATGCCGTATTGTTACTGCCACCTAAAACCGATGCAAGCCATGCGCATGCTTTATTATTAGCACCGCCGACAACGACCGAATCAGTCCCGCATAATGAATTGTTAAATCCACCTCCTATAAAACAATTATTTGATTGTAAACACACTCCGTTAGATGCAACTATACCAGTTAAGTTTGCTCCATTACCGATAAAATTAGAAGCACTAACTGCACCAGTGGAGGTAATAACCATTGCTGCATTTGCACTTAATGTACCACCTGTAAAGAAAACCAGATTGTTGTTAGTAGATGTACCGATTGCTAGGTTTCCTCCAATTGAATACATGTAGGAATCATTAGGACCGACAACATTGAATGCTGGACTATATGCATTACCATTATATGCGCTGCTATTAATACCAATATCGAGATATGATCCTAAATTCGCTGCGTTATTATAAGAATTGGGACTTGTATTATTAGTAAGAACAAAATCCGTACTTGCGCTCAATCCACCATATAAGTTTTGTATTTGGTTATATACAGATAAATTGCTTGATGCGGCGATAACGAACGGAAGTGCATTACCAGTTGATGAAGTATTTTGTATAATAGTGGTAGAAGGCATATTTACTGCCCCTTGTGAATTTATACTATTAACAAATAAATTATTTGCACTAATAGATGGTGCGCTAACCGAATTTGTGAATGTTGCATTAGCAGAATTTGATGTAAGCCAACTATATGAAGTATTCCAATTTGCACTAGATGGAATTGAAATAGTAAGGTTTGTTAAATTAGAACCGTTTCCAAAAAAATTAGAAGCACTTAACGAGCCAGATGCACTAAGTGCTCCGTTTACTAATAAATTATCAAGGTAGTTTACAGACATATTCTATAATATTTATCCAATAACCACAACTCTATAAGAATTAAGAGATGGCGGTGAATTGAATGTTAATGTTACGGTTGAAGTGCTTGTGTTAACAATTGTTGGTATACCAACTGTGAATGTGCTAGTATTATAAACTTGTGTTATAACATCTTGGGTATTAAGATTATGTTTAAATGCATATGTTGTATTAATACCATCGCCTATTGTTGAAACTGCTTTGTTTGTTGTTCCCCATGTTGCGCTAACAGAATTAACCTTGCTGTAAACTGATGCATTATTTGCACTAGCAGACTGCAAGAATGAAATAGAATTCCAGTTAGCTGAATTAGAGTTTACATTACTGAATACACTAGCATTATTAGCACTAGCTGATTGTAAAAAGGATATACTGTTCCAGTTAGCTGAATTAGAGTTTACATTACTGAATACACTAGCATTATTAGCACTAGCTGACTGCAAGAAAGATATGCTATTCCAGTTAGCTGAATTAGAATTTACATTACTATAAACTGATGCATTGTTAGCACTAGCAGATTGTAAGAAAGAAATAGAAGACCAGTTTGCGCTTAAAGAACACAATGTAACATATGCTGATTGCCAATTTCCACTAACTCCTGATAATATACTTGAAGCTGCGCTATTCCAACCAGAACTTAAACTATTAACTTGTGTGTAAACCGAACTCCAGTTAGCAGAATTTGAATTTACATTGCTGAATACAGAAGCATTATTAGCACTAGCTGATTGTAAGAAGGATATGGAAGACCAGTTTGCCGAATTTGAATTTACTGAACTATAAACAGATTGATCATTAGCAGAAAGAGCTTGTAAGAAAGATATACTGTTCCAGATGGCGGAATTTGAATTTACATTACTATAAACTGATTTATCATTAGCAGATAACCCCTGTAAGAAAGATATACTGTTCCAATTAGCAGAATTTGAGTTAACACTACTATAAACTGATTGATCATTAGCAGATAAACCTTGTAAGAAAGATATTGAACTCCAGTTAGCACTATTGGAGTTTACGTTAGTGTAAACGGATGCATTATTAGCTGATTGGCTTTGGAATCCACTTCCTGTATTCCAATTAGAACTTAAATTATTAACCTGCGAATAAGCACTATCCCAACTATTTCTATTGTTACCTGTGATAATAGAATCTGCTATATTAGTGATCCAAGATGGATAAGAATAAGAACCATTTGTATAGACACCATTTGTTACTGTTGCTGCATTGCCATTAAGATTGCCATTAAATGCTGTTGCCCATATCTGGTTGCTTGCTGAAATGTCACCTAAAACAGTTAATGTTTTATTTGGTGTTGATGTTTTAATACCAACAACACCGCCATTATAAACACTACCATCTGCGTTTGTTGTTTTACCCACATATAGAGCAGGATAACCGTCAAAGAATGTTGCTATACCTAAACTGCTGCCAGATGCTTGTTGAACATTTACCGCATATACATTAGCATTATTATTAACAACGTTAAATGCACTGGTTGTTCCAACGTTATTTGTTTGGTTCGATATACCACCCTGTGCCGAAATAGAACCATAAACTGTTATATTACCGTATAAATATTGCGTTTGACCAGCAGGAAAATTATTTACAACTAAATATGCACTATTATTGTTTACCCAAGTAATTGTTGATGATTGAGCCTTTACAGTAGAGAAAACTGATGCATTATTTGCTGATTGATTTTGAAAAACTGATATAGTATTCCAATTAGCACTGTTTGAATTTACTGAAGAGTAAACTGATGCATTGTTAGCAGATTGTGTTTGAACTGTAGTAGCAACAGAACCACCACCACTCCAACCACTACTAAGTAAGGATACTTGGCTATAAACTGATAAGTTGTTTGCTGATTGAGGTTCAAAGAAATTAATATTGTTCCAATTGGCAGAATTTGAATTTACATTACTGTAAACCGATTGATTATTTGCAGATAACCCTTGCAAGAAAGATATAGAAGACCAATTAGCACTATTTGAATTTACTGAACTAAAAACGCTAGCATTATTAGCACTAGCTGACTGCAAGAAAGATATGCTATTCCAGTTAGCTGAATTTGAATTTACTGAACTGTATACGGATGCATTATTTGCACTAGCCGATTGTAAGAAAGATATACTATTCCAATTAGCACTATTAGAGTTTACATAACTGTAAACTGATTTATCATTAGCAGATAAAGCCTGTAAGAAAGATATGCTATTCCAGTTAGCAGAATTAGAACTCACGCTACTGTAAACCGATTGATCGTTAGCTGATAATGATTGTAAGAAAGATATACTATTCCAATTAGCACTATTTGAATTTACAGAACTGAAAACACTAGCATTGTTAGCGGACTGAGATTCAAACAAATTAATATTATTCCAATTAGCAGAATTAGAATTTACATAACTAAAAACAGATAAATTATTAGCTGACTGAGATTCAAAGAAATTTATGTTATTCCAGTTAGAACTATTAGAATTTACATTGCTATAAACTGATGCGTTATTTGCACTAGCAGACTGCAAGAAAGATATACTGTTCCAGTTGGCACTATTTGAATTTACCGAAGAGTAAACAGAAGCATTATTTGCACTAGCAGTTTGTAAAAAGGATATTGAATTCCAATTAGCACTATTTGAGTTTACCGAACTGAAAACACTAGCATTGTTAGCTGACTGAGATTCAAAGAAATTTATATTATTCCAGTTTGCACTATTGGAATTTACTGAACTAAAAACAGATAAATTATTAGCTGATTGGGTTTCAAAGAAATTTATGTTATTCCAATTAGCTGAATTAGAATTTACAGAACTGAAAACACTAGCATTGTTGGCTGATTGGGACTCAAAGAAATTTATGTTATTCCAGTTTGCACTATTGGAATTTACTGAACTAAAAACAGATAAATTATTAGCTGATTGAGTTTCAAAGAAATTAATATTGTTCCAATTTGCACTATTTGAATTTACATAATTAAAAACACTAGAATTATTAGCTGATTGATTATTAAATGTACTGTAAACAGAACTCCAATTACCACTTAAAGATTTAGTAGTATTATAAACTGAAACATCATATCCAGATTGATTATTAAATGTACTATAAACAGAACTCCAATTTGAACTTAAAGTATTTGTAGTATTATAAACTGATGTGTTATATGCAGATTGGTTATTAAATGCACTATAAACAGAGTTCCAGTTGCCACTTAAAGCACAAACGGTAGCAAAAACAGAATTCCAATTACCAGATGTTGCGGTAACAGAATTGAATACAGAATTCCAGTTCCCAGAAGTCGCAAAAACCGAATTAAATACGGAATTCCAATTAGCAGATAATGACTCTATTGTTAGAAAACTTGAAGAATTGCTCTGCACCCAACTGGCATAATCAAGCGTTTCAGTATAATAACCAATATCTGAAATGGCTGCTTTTTTAGTAATGCCACCTTGAACCAAGGCAAAAATTTCATTTCCTGCTAAAGGAGAGTTTGCTTGATTTAAATCAACAATTAGTTTTACTCTATCTGAAGTAACATTATCAGCCATATAGTATATTTACCTTAGTATCTATATGTTTCGGTTGGTATATAATAAACGTCTTGTGAATCCCCAGTACCAAGTTGACCATAGTTATTCATACCACACATGTAGACTCTTCCTTCTTGAGTTATAATTTGTAGGAAAAGTTGATTTGCATAACCTACAAGTGATACTGATTGAGCATTTTGCTTTGGTAATTTAATTTGAGTAGGCGTTGATAAGTAATTTTCTTCAGAATCGCCACCTAAACCACCCCAACCGCTGTACCCGCAAGTGAATACTCTTCCGTCAGTTGTTGCCATAGCCCATGCACCATCAGCTATTGCAATATCTTTTATTAAACCTGCCGACCATGACCAGTTTGGTACACTTGCAAAACCAGTTCTTGAGGTTTGATATACCGGAGAATGAACCGTTGTTGGTATGCTATGAGCACTGCCGTCAGTTGAGCCGATACCTAATTGACCCCAATCGTTTCTGCCCCAACTCCATAAGTTACCATATGAATCATATGCAAGGCAGAAAGCATAATCGCCTATTCTATTAAATGTCCAGAAATTAACTATATTACTGAGAGACGTAATTTTGGTTGCATAATTTCTATTTGTTGTATCAGCATGACCACTAGTTCCTAATCCCAGTGCACCTATACCGTTATATCCAGTTGACCATAATGTACCATCGTTGCAAAGGAAATATGTTGCACCCGTTCCTGATACACCACCTGTGCTACCATAAACTTTTTTAACGTTGCCAATTGGTGTTCCAACTCCACTTAAAACAGATCCAAATGTATAGAAATTAGTACCAGCACCTCTTCCGAGTTCTCCGTAGTTATTCCAACCACAGGATTGAACAGTTCCATCATTGAATAATACGAAAGAACTATTTGTATTACTTGAATCAGCAGTATTTAAAATCTGCTTTATTCCGCTAGTATTACTGAGAGTTATGTTTGTTGGCGTTGAATGTGCCGAACCATCAGCAGTTCCAATGCCTAATGAACCATAGCTGTTATTGCCCCATGTCCATAGTTTTCCATCTGCTGTAACTGCTAAACATGTTATATAAGAAGCTTGATCTACTGATTTATTTACTGAGAATTTAACAACTGCTCTTTGTTGATTGGTGCTTCCATCCGAACCACCAAAATAAATCTTATTCATTATGGTCTCATTTTCGGTTCCGCCGTTGCCTAAGTTTCCATAGTTGTTTATACCACTCGCCCAAAGAACACCATTTGCATCCAATATGTATAATGATAATCCAGCTTGCCAGAATTCTACTGGTCTAGCAACTGGTGTTGCGGCATCAGTGGGAGTAATTGTAACTGGATTTACAATTGATAAATCGGCATAATATCCTGTTGGAATTGATCCATAATATGAACGACCTGATGAAAACAATCTTCCATCCCAGAACATTACTGTAGATGCTTGTCCACCTCTTCCTTTTGAATTTGGTAAAGCAGAATAATCAGAAAATGCATAAGCTGTAGCACCTGCACCGTTTCCACCAGTAATTGTTACATTAGGATGCTGAAGATAACCTTGACCTGCATTTGTTATGGTAATACCAATAACGTGACCGAAGGCATCTATATTTGCAACTGCTGTTGCTTGTATATTAACTTTACCATTCGTATTAGTGTCAGTTGGTGGGTCAATAGTTACAGTTGGCGCAACTGTATATCCTACACCTGTACTTCCTACAACTATATTTCTAACTTGACCATTAATAACTGCTCTACTTAAACTTGTTAAATCACCCAATACATTTAAACTCTTACCAATGATAATATTTTGTGTGTATAAATCACCAGTTGAACTCAAGTTATTAACATAGGTAAAGTTACTGGATAGTGCAGTAATATTAGAACCCAAAATAAACGTATTTGGTAAATTATTTGTATTGTTAGAAACTCCGCCAGCAATAAAACTATAATTACCGGATGCAGTATTTTGCTGACCTCCTGTTATAACCGATCTATTTCCAGAAACGCAATTTAAACATCCTCCTGTTATATTAGAGTCATAACCTGTTATGCAGTTTTGTTCGCCACCTGAAATATTAGAAAATGAACCACTTGAACTTATGGAATTTAAACATCCGCCAGATATATTAGATCCATATGCACCCGCACAATTTGAACCACCACCATTTACATTTGAAAAACTATTACTAGCCGTATTGCAACAACCACCACTTATATGTGTATAATTTGCAGAAGCAGTATTGCGAACACCACCCGTTATTGATGAATTTGTGCCGCCTGATGAAATTGTATTATTTTTCCCACCAAAAATAGATGAGAAGTTTGCACACGCACAATTTGAGCCGTAAACATATTGTAACGATGAAAGACTTGTACCCGTTGTAAAGAAACTGCCTGATGCTAAAACGCCAGTTAAGTTTGAACCGTTACCAATATAATTTCCATACACATAACCTTGTGAACTTAAATTATTTACATATGTAAAATGTGATCTTGTTGCTGTTATCGCAGTACCTAAAACATAGGTATTTGTCTGGTTATTAGTGTTGTTTGCTGATCCACCTGCAATAAATGAATAATTTCCAGATGCTGTATTGCAATTACCAGCAACAACTGTTGTTTGGCATCCGCTAGCCGTGTTGCATTGACCAATAACAACACTTGAATGATTTCCACTTGCAACGTTGCAGAATCCACCCAATATATTTGAACAGGTTCCGCTTGATGTATTATTATTACCACCTAAAATATTGGCATGATAACCAGAAGCTGTATTAAGATAACCACCTAAAATATTAGCATGTGTACAAATTGCACAAGAAGAAAACCCAGCAACAACAGATGAAAATCCTACCGTTGCTTTGTTGCAATATCCAGCAGAAACGTTTGAGCAATCACCAGTTGCACAGTTACAATAACCACCGCCAACAATTGTATATTTTCCGGTTGCTTGATTGCAATAACCGTTGACAACAACACTATAGCAACCAGAAGATGTATTACATGCGCCACCTAACACACTTGAATAATTTGCGGTTGATGAATTGTTGCATCCGCCTACAACAGCAGCATATTTTCCAGAACCGATTGAGTTATTATAACCTACAATTAAAGTACAACTTGCACTTATTGCTCCGTTAACTGTGAAGTTTGTTGTGGGGAATGCAGTATTAACACCAACCCAACCATTTTGATTAACAGAAAGTGCCGTTAATGGCTGAATGTTACCTTGAATATTTTGAATATAAAAAGTATCACTCTGTTTATCATAAATCATTTTAACTCCTGATTGAGGAGAAGTATTTGAAAGATTATATTCACCTATGAATATAGATGGATTTCTTCCATCGGGATGCATTTCAGATGTTAAATCTATAGAATTACAAGATAAAATCGGAACGAATACATTACCACTAGCACTTATCGACCCCTGAACAGCAAGATGCCAATTTGGAGTGGTTGTTCCACCGATACCAACGTATCCTCCTGTTGCTAAACCGTCAACATAGAAAGCAGTTAATGGTTGATTCGTGATTGGATTAGTAACCTGAGAAACTATTACTGGTTGAAATCCATCTTGGCGAGTAAAAAGCGTAGTTCTGGTTCCGTAGTTTATTAAATCTAAACCGTTACTTGATAATTGTAATGTGGTGTGATCAACAATTGTTCCAGAAAGATTTAAATTTTTTGTTAACCATAAATTTCCGTCTATCCAAGCATCACCTTTAACTTGTAAAGGGTAATTAGGAGAGGTGTTATTGATACCAACATTACCGCCTTTAAAAATAGCAGCTGCGCCATTTAAAGGTGCTTGAATTTGTAAACCACCACCTCCAGAAACCAGACCACTAATGGTTTGGCTTCCTTGTATTGTAGAATTTCCACTTAAACTGAGATTACCAGAAGCAGTAATATTATTTGCTATTATATTATTAACAGTTAAGTTACCGTTTGTATATTGATTACCAGTTGCGCTAACATTACCTATAACAGTTAATTGCTGATTTGGGTTAGCAGTACCAATACCAACATTTCCTCCAATAAATGCAGCTGCATAAGCACTTGTCGATGGAACAATTGCACTTAAACCACCTTGCAATACAAAATCACCATAAAATGGTGCTGTGAAACTAGCTATAGGATCATGAGATGAATCAGGATTAGTTGCGTGAGCATATGTATGGTGATTTTGTCTATGATATTTGGAATTGGGTCTCATTGCTTATTAATAATTATCCTTAAATTGCTGTAATAGGAGGGTAAAAAACATTAGAACAACAATCAGATGTTGCATCACCCCACGTATTAGTTAATTGTTGAGTTGAAGAGAAGGAATATGAACTTGGAAAGTTGCTTTGAAGCTCTGCATATGTTATTGGATTAACATTACATATACGAATAACAGGTAGCGTTAAATTGTAGCAAGACATAGCTTGCCAAGACCAACAGAATGGATTACTGCAACCTGTATTAACACCTGATAAGTTTCTGCTATCAGTAACCGATAGATATCCAGCCAAATATGTCAGTGCATCATATATTTTAGATATTTCTTTATTGAATACTTGTGGAATATTAAATTCATTTACTCCAACCTGAACATTTTCATTTTCAATATCAGCTGAAAATACTGGTCTGCTTGAAACTAAAATAGGAGTTTTAGCAAGATATGTAACCTGTCCATAAGGAGTTGATTCAATTGCAGTAATAAATTTAGAATCCATTGTATTTCTAAACGTTTTAATATTTTGAACCAATCTTGTAAATGCTCTATTATAAACATTGTCAGCGGTAAATTCATCTCTTGAAATTAAAATCTGATCTTCAGTCCAATATTGGAAAGGTAACCCTTCACCAACTTTATATAAAGTTACTAAATCCTGAACTTTTAAAATACTATTATTTGTTGAGAATAATAATGTTTCATTTGATGAATTTTTTGCAGATGTAAAATTATTTAATAACGTAACGTTTGGAATTTTGTCCACATACCCAATGAATAATCCTGTTAAAGTAAATTTAATTATCTCATTACTATAAACTATATACATGAAATTTCCATTAGGATCAAATACTAATTTGATTGGTATTCTTGTTTCCGATTGATTTGTTATTGGATCAAGAATCTGAAATTCTGTAATTAATCCACCAGTTTCTTCAAATACATAAATCTTATTACTCTTAGTTAAGATATATGGGAATAATGTTGTAGGATGAATTGAAAAACATTCTGGATTGTTATTGTATATAGGTGTTGTTATTGTACCTATACTTTGATCGAAATCATCAACATGATACGTGTAAACCCAATTTAAATCTTTAGTATATTGTTTTACACAATGATTATTGTAATCTAAAACATATACATTATTATTTAAATATTTTATTTCTGTAGGTGAATTGAATTTATTAGGATCAGATAATCCACCATAATTGCCAACTGCCAATTGAATATTAATTTCATTTATATAATCAAAACTTAAATTTAATTTGTAAATTTTATTATAGTACTGATCTAAAATATATAAATTCTGATTTATTTGATCATAATCCATTGAAATAGGATTTTTAAACAATTGATAAACTTGATTTATATTATCAAATAATATTTCAGTACTATATGCACCATTTGTAAACGTTCTTAAATTAATACCATCTAAAACAAAAGTGTAGTTATCAGTATGGATAAAATCTACGATATTTGTAAAGGATTTTGAAAATGCATTCGATGCTGAAGTTGCATACTGTGGATTTATATAATCACCTGCACCCGCTAAAAAGTCTTGAGTGTGCCATTGAATACCTCTACCTATGTAATTTTTACTCGTGCCAAACCATCCATAAAATAAAGTAGGAGAATCAGTATTAATAGTTTGTGTGTTATGTATTAAATACTGTAAATTATCGTATAAACGACTCATTGTAGTATTGAATATGTCTGCATCAGCATATTCATTTGGTTGTATACTACATTGCTCAAAAGTCCAAGGAAGTGTTAAAACCTGCTCGGATAATAATCTAATTTGCGATTGATCATAGGTGGGCCATACATCATAAACTTTAATATCATGTGTATTTGGTAATTGGAAGCTTAATGATGTTCCATTATTATAATTTACTTGATAGGATATGTTGTATGTACCATTTGATTGATAAGAATGATATGTAGTATCATTAACCAAATGATAAGCTGATAATCCATCACCAAAATATATATTATAAGATACAATTGATATATTAGCTTCTGGTGTATTTTGTAAATAAGGAGTTTTAAATTGGATAAAAATATTTTCACCTGTTAATGCATAGTAAGATGAAATATAAATTTCTGGTTTTACCGCTGTTGTATAAGCAACTATCGTCTCAGATGCAGTTGATGTGTTTTGTACAATAATATCCCAAGAATCATTTATGAGATTGGAACCCGCAACTGAATTATAAGTTGTTGGCGGAATATAAGCTGAAACTTTTGCCGTGGCATTTAAATATAATAAACTTTGTTCATTTGCTTCAACTGTTAATGGTTTAGATTTATCACCAACATTTAAAATAAAAAGATCATATAATCCATTTACCATTGGCACATTAACATAACTGACCCAACCACCTGATAATGATGATAATGAATATGTTACGTATGAATTAGCATTTTGATAAGCTCTTATAGGCGTATTTGCTGTATTTAAAGGTGTTAAAGTTTGTAAAACACCAACAAATACATTATTATCGAGATCAATTGATGTTACTGGGGTAAACTGCAATCCTAATTGTGTTACTGAATTATAATCGAATACAACAGCTGTATTAACAGTTGAAAACTGTAATTGTATTGTGTCGTATGGTATTATTTTAGGTGATTGGTTGAAAGCAGACAACCCATTGCTTGAATATGTTAAATTGCTATCAGAAAATATCGTATTACTTGCAATTGGATAAGTTCCTGCATAAATTCCGGTCATAGAATTAACCGAAGTTAAACCAATATAACTTAAAGAATTTATTGACGATTTAGGAAAAAAGCCATTAAATGATGTTAGATAAACTGTCATTCCTTTTGTCGAGGATAAGTCATTTACATATGGCAAATTGATTAATTGATTGTTTGCTGTAAGCGGTGGTAAAGATACTAATGGTGTATTTTTTTGTCTATTTGCCACATACCCATATTGATTTATTCCAATATTATTTGCTGATACATAAAATTTCTGCGAACCTGAACTATTATGAGCATATGCAGTTGGTGCTTGCGAAATAGTAAAATTACTATTATCAATAACAGTAAGATAACCACTGTTACCTTGCTGCCAAGTATATGGTGGATATATTATAAAGTTTGCTGGTGTGTAGAATTGAGAACTTGGTATGGTGTATATGGTTTGAGTGGCAACCAAGTTATGAGGAACATACCACCCTACTATTGTTGCACTGAGTGCACACAGTGATACATAAGTTGCTGATATATTTGGAGAATATAATAAATGATTTATTGATGATATACTCTTATAATTTGAGGAACTTAATGTATAATTTAAACCTAAATTATTTGTTATATTCCATGCATATACAGATGCATTTAAAGTTGGAACTATATCTCCGACATAAAATGAAAAACTATTATAATCAGTGTTTGGTCTGGTTAAAACTTTATTTGAAGATACATTTGCAATAAATGGAGAATTTGGACAATTATAAGCAGTTCTAAAATATGTATTAAATATACTTTGATCGGGATAATCATCTAAAACTACCGTTTTGCTACCCGATGCAATTGGATTCGATGCATGCGCATTAACAATTATATTATGTTTATTATAAGAATTTAAAGATGAACTTAAAGAAACATTTAAAGTTATACTGTTTATATAATCAGAAATATCATTTTTTGCATAATTATAAACCGAACCGTTTAAAGGTCCGTTGTTATAATATGCAGTAATTGGTATATTAGTTGTTTTATTATCATAACTCCATGTCCAATACATTGGAACTCCGGTTGGAAAATTGTAGTCATGATTGTTAATGGGTGCTTTTGCTGTTAAAATAAAGGAAATAGTTTTTCCAATAATTTGACTATTTTGTACACCTATATCAATAATGCCTTCATAAAGATAATTAAATAATCTTGGATTTGTATTAACTATTGCTACTTCTTTATACTTCTGCGAAGATAAACTAACAGTCACCGTATTAGGACCATATCCCGAAACGGAAATTGTCCAAGAATTAGGGTTAAATGGTATCGGTTGATTTAAAGGAAATGATGATAAAAAGTTTCCATTACTATCAACTGACTGCAAGGTTATAATAGAATTTGGATCTATATTGTTAGAGCTAACATTCCAGCTTATTAGAGAAGGACCACCTAAAGCAGAATTAGTGTCACTAATTGTTAAAAGATTTCTTGATGGATATTGTGGATAAGAAGTTAGATAAGAAGAATCAATTACTATATTATCAGCTTGTTCGTTTAATATTTGCAAGGTTATTGGATAACCTTGCATTCCTTTATAAACATTGTTATAACCAGATGCAAAATGTACGAGAGTTGCATTACTAGATTGTGTTACATGATAAAATTGAGAACTACTTAAAGATGTTCTAAACGTGGCATTAAACGGACCGTATGCTGATAGTGGATAAACTAATAAAAATTGTGATGCTTGTTGCACCGGAACATAAGGCGAATTCACTAAATCATATAATTGATCGAGGTTGGGTCCGTAATAACAAAATAGTTCTGTTAAATAAATAGGTTGATTTGGAGAGAAATCAGCTAATTGCAATGATATAAAATCATTTGGTGCATAGGTTGGTAAATTCGCTTGTAATAAATTAAAATCACTGGTTAAATAAGATGAAAGATAGATATATTCTGTCTGATTAATTGGATTAATCGCACTCGTTATAACTCTATTAGTAACACCAGTTGAAAGATTAAATCTTAAACTGTATGTATCACTTGGTGATTGGAAAGTGTTATTAACAAAAGATGTTTTGAATGAATAATAATGCGGTGGATATGGAATAGTCCAAACCATCGTATCAAACGGAGTAGTTCCATCACTTATCGGTGTATTTAAAGGAATAATACCAGAATTACTTGTTATAGTAGTTGTTGCCTGTACACTTGAATTTGGTAATAATAAACTATTAAAATAATAAGGTGATTCGGCAATATATTTTACTTTAAAGTTTTGATTTGCTGAAGTATAATCTGGTTTACAATATGGTATTCTTTGCCCATACTGATCAAGATAAGTTAAATTTTTATAAGCGAGTGCAGTAGGTGGTAAACATGACAAAGTTACATACAAAATACAATTGCTAACATCTGATAATGCTATGTTTGGATTTAATGTACTTTGCGTTAATTGTAAAGTTTGATAATTTATAGAATTTAAATTAAAGTTATTAATAAAAGATGATCTAAAATCAAACCAAGTATCTTGGTGCTCTTCTGCAAAAAGTTGTCCAAGTGGTATACCGTTTAAATATAATGCTGATTTTGCAGGATTATTTGAATAATAATTTGCCCAATAATCACTATAAGTTGATATATTATATTTTATATTAATTGATTCGGGGCAAATATATGTATTATTGTCTTCTAATTGGGTTGTAAATGTTATCGGATTATAATTAGGTGTATACGTAAAAAGGGTATTTATTACGTATTTTGTAGCCGATAAACTGTAAACTAAATTAATTGGGATGGAATTTCCTCTTATTGTACTAAAGCTTGGTTGAGTTGTTTTATAATTTACATGTTTTAAATATGAATCGTGCTCAACCGCATTACCAGACAAAAATATGACATTTGGTGATAATAAAACTGTCGATGTCATTAAATTATACGTTCCATTATTGTTAGCCGAAAGAGCAATCGGTTTTAAAAACAATCTTTGTGGATACATTAAATAGCCAGTATCAGAAAGATAGTTAATCGAATTATTCTCAGGTACAGTTTTGTCTCCTAAATCTTGAGTATTGATAGATAAAATAAAATTATTAAGAAGTGGTGCTAAATTTTTATTTCTTAATGATGATGGTTCCCAAGTAAAGGTGCTATTGTTTGTTTTTGAAATTAAACGATACGTATCAGAAGCTGAATCACGAAATGATTGTGAATTTCCATAGTTATAATCGACCTGTCCATATACATCAATTATATTGTTTATATCATTTATAGGATTATCAACAAATCTAAAAAGATTTAAGTACTTCATAGCACTTAAAGCTAAAACATTATTGTTATAATAAGTTGGTGTTATAACGTAACTTTCCATGGGCCACGACCCATTGGCTGATACACTAAAATGTACTGAAGATACGCTATACATGTTAATATTTATTATTAAAGGTCAAAAATTCTCCTTTAAATTAAACCAAATCCTTTATAAAGTTGATAGGTGAAGATAAATTCAATCATACCATTGTCGTTATTCCAGTTAAGATAGGAGTCGGGATACATGCCTGAAATTTGGTTTGTGAGTGCTAATAAATATTCATCTCTGTTGATGTTCATGAATTGATTATTCCAATCCACAGTATTTTCAACGAGTATCTCGTTAGCTGGTGCAACAAATTCATAAAATTCATATAATTGTGTCCAAGGATAAGGTGAATATGTTAACCCAATAAAATAAGCTAATTTATCTAAACTATAAGATGTTAATCCCATAGTTGTTAAGTTTGTAACAACATCATCGTTTAGGGGAAGTTGCCCTGTTGGAATTAAACGATAAGAATTCAAAGACTTGGCTTTCAATACGACAGGAATTCCTGCTGTTACCATATAAGTTTTTGTGTCTAATAAATCGCCTCTATTAAAATTATTATACTGGCTTGGAGTCGCAAAATTAAAATTATCATTTAGAGTATTGCCAAATAATCTACTTTGATTTATACTTAAAAGATCAATTGAACGTTGTATATCAACTGGATAATTTAAACGAAAATCATCTGTATTAAGATCAACAGATTCTGCTAGATCATAAAGATTATTAACATTACACGTATCTATATCTACTATATTTGAAGTATAATTTGCGGTTTTTTCGTATGATTTTACACCGAGATCATCATGTGAT